CCTTTATAGTTATCGCAATCCACGATATAAGAATCCTGCATTAGTGAGGATAACTTTTGCTTTTGGACTCCAATAACGTGCTTGTAATTCTTGAGTTGAAATGGTTGCATTGGTATATCTATCAATCCCATACGCTAACATGGTGTTAATGTTATTCACTAGCAAATATTCCGCTTGTGAAATCATCGCTTTCTTTAATTGTTCAATTTGCCATTCGCTCAAACAATCATCTTCAATATAGGCACTCACTCCTGCATATTGATTGATTAGCATATAAACTTGATCGCTTACTTCATTGATAAATGTTTTCACTTCTTGTTCATCAAGATTAGTATAACTATCAATGCTTCTCCCTACTTGATTCAAAAAATCGGCTTCAGTAAACTTGTATTGTGTTTGTGCCATAGATATTCCATCTCCTTTTTATCTATTTCAATTATAAGTCATTGGTGCTAGTTGATAGAATCGAACTATCGAATGTTGCTTACAAGACAACTGTTTTACCACTCAAACTAAACTAGCATAATAGAAAAGCACCCTATTGCTAGAGTGCTTCTTAAATATGACCTATCTACTTACTAGGAAGCAGCAGTGTCGCTCACATACACGCCCATCTTACGATTTTCGATAACGAAGAAATCGTGATATAAGCGGTAATCGACTTGGTAGCCATCAAATCCTGGCACACGTTCCCAGAACTCGGCAGGGTTATGTTTAACAACTCCCATGACCGAAGTAGGATTGACAATCATGAAGTTGATGCCTGAACCTAAACGAGATGCAGGAACAACCACAATTTTGTTGCCATTGAACATACGCACACGAAGTTCAGCATTTTGCCCAAATGCACCAACTTGAATGTATTTGCTCAAATCGGTTGATGTTTGCAATAAGGTATCGAGTGCTGGAGTAATATAGATGATATTCCCCTCTGTTGCGTATTCATTGGTTGCGAGGACTTCTAAACCTGCGAGGAACTTATCAACGATGTCAGCAGCAGCGACAGTTTGCGATAATGCACGAGTACCTGCACCTGATTTCAATTTACCAAAGCGGTAAGTATCAATAGCAGGAACAACTAATGTACGAATGTATTGATTAACGAATGCAGCAATACCTTCGCCTAATCCTTCTTCATCGTCCATGCGGTCAAGGATAAGTTTGTTTCCCTTATCTTGAGTGAGTTGGTAGGTTTCCCATGTGAGAGTAATATCGTTTGCAGTCAATCCTGTTGCACGAGAATAAGTGCCTAAAGCACCACCAAATGCGACTTTAGGAAGTTTAACTGTGTCAGCAGCAATCCAACGAACTTTTGGTGCTTCAAGGTCGGTAGTCAATAAGACTTGTTTTGCAACTTCATTGAGTGCTACTTGGTCTTTCAAGTAATTGATCGCTAATGCAATAGAGTTTGCCATAAATTAGTTCCTTTCTCTATTTTTTATAGTTTCGTCCACTTTTTAACTTCATCAGGTAAAGCTCCAGGTGGATTATTTTCTTTCCCTGCTCGACTAGGTGGTGGTGTTGGTTGCTCAACATCGAATAAATAGGAATCACTTTGCTTAATCGCTTCTAACTGTTCATTGATACCAACTACTTTATCGCCATCTATTTTGATAGAGTTCATATCAAGCAACGCTTTAATAGCTTTAGGGTTCTTTCCCTTGTTTAACGTGATTGCGGTATCTAATTCGAGATTCAATCGTTGAGTGACAAAACGTTGTTCCACTTCTTGCAGTTGTGTTTTATAACTACTTTCGACATCGCCTAACTTCTTTTGCAATTCTTCAACACTGCCCTTGAACTTACCTAATTCGCTCACTTGAGCATTCAGTTCTTCGGCTTGTTTCTTAAAGGTATTCTTTTGCTCGTTCACTTCATCAAAGCGTGTCTTTGGTACAAATTGCCCATCTTCTAACACATGAAGTTTCTTGTCAGCAGGTAGTTTGCTAGAGATTGCTTCTAGCGTACTGTCATCAATACCATACCCTTTTAATACTTCTTTCAAATCTGCCATTTATTACCACCCCTTTTTCAGTTCTTTAACGAGTTCTGCTCTCGATGTTTCGGACTAATCTTTGGCAAGATGATTTTTACAAGTTTACTCTTGAATGTATTTCCACTACTAATTACAGTAGTTTCAACCTATTTCCTAATCTAATTATAGCAATATAGTGCAACTATTTACCTATTCGCTCTATTCTTGCTCATCATCTGGTACGAGTGAATTACTTTGCCTAAATAATCGAGTACGCCACATTTGAACAGGTCTTCCATTTCTTAACGATAATTGCTGATAACTTGCTAACTGTTTCTTCCAACGATCGTTTAACTTATCGGCATATTCTTTATTGCCTGTCGCTCGATTAACTGCTTCTTCTTGCTTCTTTAATCGTATTTGACTTTCATAGTAGCGTTGCTTGGCATCTATCTCACGTTGCTTTGCTATTTCAGTAGCGTTGTAATCTCGTGGTGGAGTGCTACCATCAAAGTACGCTATCAAGTAGTGTCGGCAGTTATACCCATTGATAATTGAGTTGCCATCGTTCGCATCTAAAGCTTCTTGCAAAGGTGTATAATTAACGCCTTTTATTACTCCACTATCGCCACTCTTGGAATATAACCGACCTTGCCACTTTTGACATCTCTCACTGCAGTTCACATGACTGCTTATCCACCACAAGTCATTCCCACTAAACTCGACCTTTTGTAAGTCCTTTTGAGTTTCTTCATAACGTACTTGCACCTCTGCTCGTACTCGTAATGATTGACCCTCTACTGTTGCGCTCTTGGTTGCTAGTTCTAGGTATCGCTCTCTCACTAACTTCTCGTAGTTTCTAATTGATGGTACTGCTACTCTTATTTCGCTTCTTAACCCTCTAAACTGAACGTTAGTTAGCAAGTCAGTTGGTCTTACTTGTTTATCTCCTAACAACCCATCGACTCGTAATTGATAGGTAGTATTCTCAAAGGTTATCTCTCCCCTTGAATTGATCATCTTCTTCTTTGCTAGTTCAACCATCAAACTACGATTTAATGTTTTCATGTTCTCAACATGAACTACATAAGCGTTGTTATACAAGGTCAATAACCCCACTCGTACTTGGTTGTACTGTCTAGGACTATTGATGAATTGCTTTGCACACTCAACGATTATCTTCAATGCTTTTGACTTGGTTTCACTCGCTTTAACTCCTAATTGATAGTCTTGTGCAATTAGTGTTTTTAACTGCGTTTCAGCTTCACTAATCGTTAAGAGGGTAGATTTAGCAACATTACTATCAGGACTCGCTATAATCTTCGCTTTATTGATGATTTCAGGCACTATAACCTAACCCCCTTTTCTTTGTTTATTGCTCTTCTTCTAAATCTTGCATACTAATCAAATCAGGATTGCTTAATGCGATATTGCGTTCAATCTTGATATTGCTTACTTCTCGTTGCTTTTGCTCGGCAGTTAGATCGTCACGATAAACCATATCAACATACTTCTCAATGGAGATAGCGTTAGTGCTTAATACTTTACCCCATTCCTTTGCTCTATCAAGTATCCCCATCTCGTTATAATCAGGGAATGTCACGTTGATAGTAATGTCTTTCTCGGTTGCTTTAACTGATTCGATAACTGCTTTTGCTCGTACTTCTGGATAGTTCGACCACATGAAATCGTAAACTTCGATAAGTTTGTACAATACACGCTCAAGGAAATCTTCCCATAATTCGAGTTTCTTTTTACGAGTTTCAACAGTGACTCGTGAACGCTCTTGCAAGGTCTTATCACTGTTTTGCATACTAACTACATTGGTTAACCCAAGTGTCAATGGACTAATCTTTGCATTAGCACACGCTAACCCTAAGAACGTTTCATACTTCTTCAAGTGCTGCTCGGTCTTATCAGCAAAATGAGTGTAGGTAATCTCTTGTTTACTGTTTTGGTCAGGACTAATCTCAACCACTAAGTAGTTGCGAATAAACTCGTTAAACTTGCCCATTCTTCCGTTTTCATTTTTAGGAATCATAGACGATGGAATATTGCGAATATCTTTGTGTGTTCGTGCTTCTTCAATCAACACGCTAACTGCTTCATCAAGTGAATCATAGTTCGTATAATTGCCATAGTGATCGCTTACACCAAACAAAGCATTGGTATCACTTGCATTAACCTTATTCGGTTTATGGAACGCTAATACACCTTTTAACCCATTAAAGCGAATAGTTGCAGTTAAACCATCATCGCTTACTTCGACACCAGGTTGATTCAATAACCCATTCACATATTCATCAGGAACACTGTTCAATGCAACACTTACTTCTTTGCCATTGTCCTTTAACATTGTCGCTGAATATTGAATCAGTGAGGTATCATCTTTGCTATCTTTCGTGTAGAACTCTCGAATGACATACTTTTCTTTCTTTGTGCCACTTTCAACTTCTTTGTAGTCCTTGAAGATAATCCCAATCTCGATGCCCATGATAACCACAGGTTCATAGTTTCTAGGGTCTGCTTTAATCAAAATAGGATAGGGGGATAACTCGGTACTAATCGCAATCTTCCATGCAATATCTCCTGCCCATGATTCAGTAATCGCTGATTGCTCAAGCAGTGTTTTAAGATTGATACCTTGCTGCACTGATAACGTATTAACAAGTTCTTGCAACTGCTCTTCTCTTACCACATCATTCTCGCCATTCTCATTGAAACTAGATACCTTAATATCGTACCCATTACCAAACAATACAGTTGGCATCGTTTCACTAATCAAGCGTGGTAAACCTGCATGAACTCTTCGTATTGATCCATCAGTTGGACTAGCAAACCAAAACATTGAGTATTCGCTCGTGTTCTCGCTATTGCCTGTCCTACCTGTATAGTAATCGCTTAAACCTTTCTCGCTACCTTGAAACCATACATACGCTTCACTCAAATCCATTGTGAACTTGTTTTCATTGTATAAACTTGATGGTATTCCTGCCTTGTATGGATTAAACACTTGCAATTTATTCATTCTTTCTAAAACCCCCATGAGATGTTGTATCTCTTTCATTTCTCGCTTGTCTTTAATAGCAGTTAGCCATTGTTTCAAACCATCTATAATGTTCGCCATTTCAATAACTAACCCCCTCTCAAAAATGTTTTCATCTTTGTTGTTAAACTGTACTCGGCCGAATCCATAACATCGTTCATCTCTAATCCTAAATCTTCCCTAACTTCTCCTATTTGACCCTCTGCCCATCGACTTGACCTATAACTATCAAATATCTTCATACATAATTCTAGCATGGTTAATCTACCGCTCGAATATCCTAGTATTATCATATCAATACGCTCTTTGATAGTCGCCTTATAACTAGGCACTACCCATAGATTAAACTCACGCTTGATGATAGGAGATATGTCTGTGATGAAGTTAGATTCTGCACTATCAATCGAGATGCTTTCAATTAAATTGCGATGCTTTGGCTCGATCGAATTAAGGAAGTTTCTCAAGTGTTGCTTCTTTGCTTCATACCCTTGCGTGTTGAAACTGTCTATCTTAACGAAACACGCTCTGGAGTAATCTATGTTCCATGCAGTTAATGTAATGACTGAATAGGCCTTTGTTGCACCTATATCAAACCCTATCGTATAACGTGCCACAGGAAATGGAATTGTCTTCATGACTAACTTGTCATAGTTCATGTAATCAACGAATATCATCGCACCTTGTACCGCTCTCTCGCCTAATATCTTCGTTTGATAGTAATAACTTCCAAGAGGGAATATCCCCTTTGCGTTCGATAACTTTTCTTTAGTCATCGTTGGGTTATCTTCCATTCTGAAGAAGAAGTAATACCACCCTGCTTTTGTACCATTGATGCAGTCTTTATCGTTTGCATGAATAACCTTGAACTCTTGCATTAAATTAAGCGTACTCGCAGGAATATTGCCAATCGGTTTAGCATAGTTGCCATACTCTTGGTAAATCATGTTATCAGGGTTATCCCCATTTGTTGTGAATATCGTTAAAGGACTGTTAGATGCGATTTGACGAGCGAAACACTCTCTCACGAATGTCTTGTTAGCAATATTGGCTTCATCGAGAAATACAACGTCAATGCTACCGCCTAACACTTTCTTCCATCTCGACTCGTTGTCATACCCTGTGATGAGGATAGTTTTATCTCCTTGATAAGTTGGAACATGGATATAGTACCCACCAATCTCATCTCGTTGCAAACTACATTCAGGGTGCAACTTCATAAACCCAATCACTTCTGCTTCTAGTATGTTTTGATTGAGTGTATCCATATCACGAGATGCAATTAAACCTCGTGTGATGTCAGGACCTCTTAACAACGCATAATACACCGCTTGAATAGCTAGTGCAGTCTTACTACTACGAGCAGGTCCTTCAAGCAATACAAAGCGAGTTGATCGTTGTATGATAAGTGCTAATCGTTTGACTATCAATGGAGTTGCAATAAAACTAGGTTTACTTGTTGGTATCGTTAGTTGCATCATTTCCATTGTTGATAACCTGTACTTCTTCATCTTCTAATGATTCACGATTGACTGATAACAATGCTTGTTGCATCGACTTTTGCACATTGATGATTTCTAACACTCGTTCTTCATTCATCGCTTCTGCTATTTGCTTGGCATCGCCCTTGTACTTATCTCGAGCAATATTCTTTAACAGGAATTGTTGCATATTCCATTCTGGTTTGACAAACTCTTGTTCAGCTACATACTCGACTATCTCTTGATACCCTACAATCTTATCTCCTATGCGAATTGGTTTCTTTACTATCATCGGTTTAATCAATGTCACTGTATAACCTAACGCACTCTTCATCGCTGCATTTTCTAATCTGCGTATCACTACTTCTCGTGTCTGTGCTAACGCTCTTTTTATCTTTGGGTACTTATTTTCCCAATCATACAAAGTGGTAGATGCTACCCCAATTTGTTTAGCAATTAGATTGTGACTTAACCCATCT